TAATAACGATACTGTTAATCCAGTTGATATTGCTTCAGGTGACACTGGACGTGAGCAGTTCTTCTACGACCCATCCGCCCTTGCCTTAGTAACTGCTGTAATGCCTTCAGTGGATAGCGGTTCAGGTTCAGGCGTTCGTAGAGCTGCTGGTTTTGAGCCTTCTAACAACGTGAACTACACGTTGACTGTAGAAGAAACCAAGTCAGGTGCTGACATACTTATCGAAGTTCTTTACGGAACTAAAGTATTCAGACCAGATCTAGGTGGTCGTTACATTCGTGGTAACGTATCCAAAGCCTAATTTTGAGGGGAGCCGCTTCGTGCGGCTCTCTTTTTATTATGATTAACCTAGATAATATAATGGACTATAAAGCCATGATAGGTATGTTTGGATTCGTATCCAGCATCACCCTGCAACAGGTGTCTACTACGGTATCTATACTTGTCGGTCTAGTAACTCTAGGGTACATGACCATGAAGTGGTATTACGAATGGAAAAAAATTAAAAGCGAACAATAATGGCGTTCAGTGACCTAACCCTTACTAGAAATAATATTGATGCACTAGAAGAGCTAACGTTTAAGGGTGTAAACGTCACTACAGGCTCCACAACGCTCAATCTCTCTGAGAAGGATAATCTCATACTAGGTAAAGCAATTAAGCTCCTTAAAACGGATATTCTTGAGAATCTTAGAGAGTATATCAACGACACTACGTATAGCACAGAGACAGCTCTACTAGATGCTATACACGCTGCCGATTCGGAGGAACTCCTCGTTGATTTATTATCATACAAATTTTTAGAGTTGTGGTTCGCTCAAGACGCAACTCATCAAGACAGCTTCTCGTTTACAAAAGCTGGTAAGTACTATCAAATGTACAATCAATATTTAACAGCTAACCTAAGAAGACTTAGTGGTTTACTTACTAAACCCAAGACAACTCCTAGAGTTAGATTCATGAGTTTATATTAATATATTATGACCTTAGGAGAAGCTGTACTTAAAGATATTCAAAAAATGACCTCTAGTAGGTCCACGCACATGAAGAATGCTATTGCTGAGGTGCAACAAGAGTACGAATCTAGTATAGACCGTCTTAATAAGTCAGCTATGGACCCTAATGGTAATCCTAGAGTAAAACTTACTAATAAGAGGTACATATCAAGAAAGAAGAAAGCTGGTAAGAAAAACGCTGCTGACTTTAACTTTACTGGTAAAGCCTATACAGACTTAACGTCTAGGTACGGAACAGCGTCAGGAAGCCCTGCAATCAAGTTTGAGTATCCTGCAAAAGTTTATAATTACATGATTACTCACGAAGAGGGTACGGCTAAATATCAGCGTAGACAGTTTCCTAATGAAACTGATTCTCAGAACTCAGGATCACCTGCTGGTAAACTAGTTGATAAGACAGCAGAGATATTAGAAAGAATGCTCAACAAACCTAGAACGTTAAAGGCTAAAGCAACGGTGACTAGACTTGGATAGAAACGCAATACTTAGTGGGTACGTGTCTAACTACAGTTCTTACTCTAGCACTGATTCTAGAGCTACTGTAGAAAAGGTATTGAAATATAGTGGCGATTCTTTCGATATTATGCAACGTGGAGACATTAAAACAGAAGTTGTTGTTTTTAGGTTGTTAGGTGGTAACACAGACTACCTAGTATCTGGAGACAAGCCAGTAGACTTAATACAACAGTTTCAAGCGATAGTGTACTTAGAGCAATCGGATAGTCATTCTATAAAAGATGCAAGATACGATAGAATGTTAGAAATATCCGATCAACTTATGGATTGGGCTGCACAGACAGAGGCTCGAACCATAAACAGTTCTTTGGACACGCTGACTTTTACAGGGGTAGATCAAATAACAGAGCAAGATGGTTATTTATCTACTGTAGTTAATTTTGAAAGTATAATCCAAATATCCTAAACCAAACACAAAAACAATGGCAAAGTTAATATTTTCTCATGCTTCTTTATTGGACAGCTCAGGTAGCGCAATATCAAGCACTGATATATATGGTATAGTATCTGATAGCGTTGAAATAACGTTAGAACCAGATACTTTAAACGTGGAAAATAATCGTGAAGTATATGAATCATATACTGGTCGTATCATGTTCCGAACAATAAATACTAAATTTGGTGCTACCGATGCTGGAAGTGCCATATTATCGGATACTCGTATATCAAATGACGGAGGTCTCCCAATAGTTGCAAGAATACACTTGCATGGGAAAACAGGCACTCATGACATAAAAACAACAAATTGCTATATCATGGGGCATCAGGCGTTCGATAATGGTAGATTAGAAACTGTTATAATGGCTCAAGCAGCTGAAGAAACAGGAAATACAGCTATTGTAGCCTCAGACGTTTAATTACAACTCTTAAACTAGTAACAAATCATGGCTACGCAACTAAGCAAATTAGCTTTGGTTAATCTTTCTGTAGATGGAAATGGAGCTTTTGATGCTCTTAGTGAGACAAAGTTATTTTCCATAGTACAAGAAGGCGCAGCTGAAGCATCTCGACAAGTTATCTCTGTCGAACCTAATGTCCAAGTAATTGAAAATAATCGTGAGATAATTACTAGCAAGAATTATAACCTTACAGCTACTGGAGTATATAGTCAAGCTGCTAAATCTCAATTATTTACTTGGGCAAATAATAAAACCAACCTTATGTTTGCAGGATATGGATTAGATGGCTCCATTCTTCAGATGGAAGGCACACTTCAAATCAATAAAGGGTTTGAGGAAAATATGTCTTTCCGATTCTCTAGCGCACGTGAAGGAATTGGTGGGTATGACTCCACCACTGGAAAACACACAGCAGAGATGGCTTATTGTAATGGACTAGCTTTGTATGGTTGGCAAGAAGGTTCTACTAGCGGTATCGCTGCTGGTTGGAGTAAAACAGGTGGTGTTGCTTCTTTTAGTGGGGATCAACAAACGTTCTCCACTACTGGGCAAACCAACGTTCACCTAGTAAGTCATGATATACATTTTCCGTTTGCTGGTGAAGTATTAACCTTTGGAATATACGTTGATACTTATACAGATACCGATAGTGACGGTTCTGCTTCTATATCTATACAAGCATATAATTCTAGCAACGCTGTAATACACACTTGGACTACAACGGTTAATCAGACTCAAGAGTTCTCTGTAACAACAACAGATGGAACATACGCATCTTTACCAACTGGTACAGAGTATGTGAAGTGTAGAGTAACGGTAAACGATATAGAATCACTTGTTTTTACTGAACCAGCTTTAGTAGTGGGATCCACTTACAGTATTTCTGATTCAGTATATTTTAACGCATAACCCCTAAAATAAAGCGAGCAATTTATGGGACGTATTACAAAAGTAACTGGCGAATTTATGGGGGTTCGGTTTGAGGTCAAGCCGACCCCTATTCGTTTTGATAAGATAATCGAAGGACGTAGAGAAATACTCATGGAATGGTACAAAGAAAACCATCCTGAGTTACACAAGAAGTTAACAAAGTCTAATGACATTATTGTTGATGACTATACGACTGAAGACGTTGAAGCACTGAACGCATGGCGTTTGGATGAAGAGTTTCGTGCTAAGTATTGTAAGTACACTGCGGATCACTCTATGAAACTCAGCAAAGAATTAAGTGATGAAACTTGGAAGTCTGACGAATTAGAATTAGGTACGCTTGAGGAAGCGTGGGATTTTTTTACGAACAGGCGACAAGTACCATCCAGTGGAGTCGGAGTACTTTAGAGTCATTAGACTTGCTCGCACCTAATGACTTAGTGGTTGAAGTTGGCGGTGCATACACATATTACTGTTATGTACTTGCCGACTTTGATCCATTGCGAGCGCAGGAACTTGTAGCCGATTGTTCCGTAGAAGACATAACCAAAGCAATGATGGCTCGTGAGGCTTACCACAGACCAGCAGACAACTAGAGTAATATGCCACAGTTAATATACGATGTACAATTTAAAATAGATCAGTCATCGTTGTCTGGTCTCAAGAACATTGTTGACTCAAGCACTACTGGTGAGGTGACTAAACTCACTGAAAAGATTGAGAAGCTAGAGTCTCAGTTAAACAAGCTGAAAGGCACTAACCAAAAGGTCTCTAAAAGCACTAAACAGCTTGTCGATCAGTCTAAACAAAAAACTGATGCGGTCAAAAGAGATGAAGCTATATTAAAAAGAGCGTTACAGACTAACAACTTAAACAACAAGTCTGTACAAGAAGCTGCGGTAAGACTACAACAAGGAACGGCTGCCTTAGAGGGTCATACTAACGAGATGTCCAAAGCGTCAGTTAGTACTAAGAGGAGCGCTACTTCTCAGCAAGCGTTAGCAAAACAAGTAACAACTACTACAGGGACTATAACTAGAGCTACTGGTACTTTACAGCAATTTAATCAACAAGTAGAAAGAAGCGGTAAAGGTTTTAAAGGGTCTAATAAAGAATTTGCAATAGCCAATCAAACGCTGTTTGGGTTTGGTGATTTAGCTCAGGATGCTACTCAATTTAGTCAAGGTTTTGCTCAGGGTATGCGAGCCATTGGTAACAACATCGCCTTTAACGCTGAGATGTTTGGAACCCTTAAAACAAGAACTGGTAGTTACATGGGGGCGTTTAAGGCGTTAGGCGCTTCATTTAAAGGCGTTGGAGGTGTGATACTTGGCGTAAATGTAGCCGTAATG